TTCATTGGCCAGATCAAGGAATCTCAATTTCTTGTCTAGTTTGGCCAGCAACAGGGTGTCTTGTCTGTTGTAGTCAATGAACTTGGGAAAATCTTTGTTGTACAGTTGGTCTAGGGTGCCTTCGTATTGTGTTTTGCGTTCATCTAGTTCGTACTCGCCGATGGCATCTAGGCTGTAACTGTGACGCTCTTCGTATGTGTACTTGCGATACAGTTGCATATAGTCCATGTGTACACGGCCCACAATGTCATAGGTCTCGTTCTCAGCACCAAAACGTTCAAACACACGCTTCTTGGGTAGTTGTCCCCACAAGCAAAACTTTCTTGTGTCATCTTTGCTGAGCACACGGATTGTTCTGTTTATGGTGTAAGGAATATCATAGCCTTCCGAGTTCCAACCTGTGAGCACATCTGCGTCATCTATTAAGTCCAGGAATGTCTTGATCATTTCCTCTTCACGCTCGAACAGTATGGTATTGTCAAAGTCAGCCACCAGCTCTTGTGCTGTGGCCCAACTCAATCCCTTGGGCGGTACTGCTAGTGTGACCAATTGATCCAACCAGTCCAGGTATACTGATATAGCGGTTATGGGGTTGAAAGGATCTGTCACAGGCGAGAATCCACGCTCTTGATCAAATGCAACCTCAATGTCAAAAAATGCTGTGTGCAGTTCTGGAGCGTCTTGGTCTTTGTAGTTCTCTTCTAGACATCTAAAGATGGGATTGATATCGGACTCATACAGTTGTTTGTTGCTCTGTATGCGTACTTCCTTGCGGAACTCTTTGTTGTTTCTTGTGCTGAATCTTGACACAGGCGTGCCATAGATGCTTTGGAACTTGCCCCGAGGATCATCATAATAAAAGATGTAGTTGGCAGGGTATTCTTTGTAGACTCGTTCGCCATTGCGGCGTTCTACTGTGTGTATGCGATCGTGTTCACGATCAAAAAGTGCGTCAATATAACTCATTGTTCTCCGTTTGTGGCCGGTAAGCCGTGCTTCATGCTCTTAATGTGAGCGACTCATTGGTACTTATCATTGTCAGCAAAGTAATTGTTAATTTTACCTTCACGATTCAAATCATTAGAAATACAATGTATACCTGCATCCCAAAAATAGCGATGTCTGAACGAACTAACATGTACTTCAACCCCATGACGTGAGCAGGCTTCTTCAACTTGATCATTGTGACTTGATACTACAATGTTTTTTTGATCTATTACTAGAATGTTAACATCAAAAACAGTTTCACTAGCATTGCCTACCCATGAATCAAAATAGTGATCTACCATGTGTACAAGATTAGGATCAGCCTCAAATTCAGGTATGTTCCAGCGTCCTCGATTGAGTCTCATGCTAGATCTAAATTCATCTGTGTCAGCATAAGTTGATGGCGAAAGATAAACAACTTCCCAACCAGGAAACGTATCGGCATAAGTAGGGACATCACGCAAACTTATAATCAATCCAGGGGTAACTGGACAATAGGTAGAATCTCCGTGACCGCCAGCGTTGACAATTTGATTACGTGTGTTGGGAAAATGTTGATTAACTTGATCCAATAATTTAGTCTGATCCTCATCATAACTTTGTGTAGCAAAGTATAAATCTTGTCCAATCCTGCTTACAAAACAACCAGACACAACGTCAAGATTGGTATATTGCAATCGATTGCCTTGTTCAGAAACATCTTTAAAAATATTTCGATAGCATGCTAACTTGGCAAGATGCTGATCAAGGTCACGCTGTTGGAATGTAATTAAGTCCATATCATTTTGATTAGCAAATGCTCGTTGAGCATAAGCATGATTGGGAATTCTTGGAATCCATAATTGATCATGTATCATTACAAAAAAGTCTCTGGGTGCCACCGGAGGGGCAATCCAGCGTCCGTGACATTTCAACTCACTGAAATCTACAGGCAGTTGAGGTCGCAGTACACGAATTCCAAACTTGCCTTGTAATAAACTAATAAGGCCTTGATAATCTTGTTCGGTTTCTTCTGCCAACTGTTCAAAACGTCGGCGTGTGTCTAAGTCCTGGATCCATGAATAAAATTCTGGTGGGTAACTTGTGCCAATAACGCATACCTTTAATGGATCCCAATGTTGGAATACAGAATACATTAGAGCGTTTTGCCAACTGTTTCCAAAATTGTTTCCAGTGTCTCATGGTCTTGTTTCTCTTGACCAAAGCTGGCCTTGTGTGCTAGTTTGATAGCCTTCTTGAGAATAGCAGGCTTGACTTCTAATTCTTCTGCCACTGCTTTTACTGTGTCATTGAGTCCACCTTGCAAGGTATCAATCTCAAACATCACCTGCATGCCTTCGTTGATGATCTGGGTGAGTTTAAGTTTTTGGTCGCCGTTAAATGTCTTGGTCATAATGTTTCCTTAAAAGTAAATTATACAGCATAAAGTTCTAGATTGCAAGACATTTAACAACTCGGTTGTTCTAATATAAGTATTGGCATGAAAAGAGCCGTTCTTTGTGTAGAAAATCCGTATGATTATATAGACCAATTTGGTGATTACAGTGTCATGATTGTAAATCCCTCGGCTGTATTGTCCCGCCGGGAATATCTATTAGGTGCCGCAGACTGGAGCGTGTTAGTTACCAATTCGGGCATACAATATCGCGATGGCAGCGATTACGGTAACGAACGAGTGTTTTGGTACACCAGCGGCACAACCGGCGACAGCAAATTTTGTAGTTTTACTCAAGAACAAATAGATCAACGATCTCAAACCATTTGTCGCAGTTATGATATCTCTGCCAATGATAGATATGTAAGCATAATGCCATTGTGGCATGCACACGGACAGGGATTTTACTGGGCCACAAAACAAGCCGGTTGCGAAACACATTTTTTACCCATGCAAGATATCAAACGCATGAACCAATACCATCCAACATTTGTAACTGCCATACCCGATGTATTAAAAATACTAGCACATTTTGATTTTGATTCACTTAGGTTTGTTAGGTCAGCATCGGCTGCCATGTCAGATGCATTGTATCAACGTCTTGTGGAACGATTTTGTGTGCCTGTTTGTGAAGCATTTGGCATGACCGAAGCACTGAGTCATTGCTTTACCAATCCCTTGCATGGCGAACAGCGTATGGGCACAGTCGGCTTGCCCAATGGCAATCAAGCCAAGATCGAGGATGGCCAACTGTACATACAAGGCCCTTGCATATTCCAACCTGGGTGGTACAACACTGGTGATCTAGCCGAACAAGACGAGCAAGGGTATTACCGGATTCTAGGGCGGCATCGAGATCAGATCAACATACGTGGGAGGAAATTAAATCCCGAAAGTTTAGAAAAGCAATTGCTTGCAGGTGTTGATGGCCTGGCCAGTTGTGTGATATTTGGCTCAGCATCTGTGAAATGTTTATACGCAGGCACATGTGATTCAAAAGATATTGCACAGTTGTTATCAACATTAGGACCACATTGCCGTGCTAAACTAATACAGCAAGTTGACACCATACCCACAAGCCCATCGGGCAAGATATCTAGATCCTGGTTGGATCGGGAGTACACATGAATAGATTGATAGCATTTGGTTCCAGTCCTATCATGGCACTGAATAAAACAATTGTGCCGTATCCACAAATCGTTGCTGATCGATTAGGCATTGCGTATGATTCACAAGTTAAACCAAGAACATCAAACAACAAAGTAGCAAGAAAAATATTAAGTTACAAAGACTACAGTGACGATATGGTGCTGGTATCCTGGGCCACTACCATAAGAGCAGAGTTTAGATCCGAACATGGATGGGCGGCAACTGACATGACCACTTGTGTTCCTGGATCAGGTTTTGAAGAATACTGGTATGCTGGTCCCGGACGTTGGGAATATACTGGAGTTAGCACCGCACTTAAAGAAATATTAATTGCACAAAGTTTTTTAAAATCTCGTGGCATTCCGTATATGTTTACATTTGACACAAATGAAATAGTGCATAGTCAATTGTATCAACGACCTGATGAATATTTGGGTGCAATTATCAAAACAATTGATCACAGCAGAATTTTTTTATTTGAAAATCAGGGGTTTGTTCCTTGGTGCGAATCAAAAGGTTACGCAAGGCAACAAGGTAATCATTTTGAAACTCAAGCACATGAGCATGCGGCGGATATAATTAATGCTCACTTTCGATTGGGAGTAGCGAATTCCCAACCTGAGGCAGCAGCCGCCCACACACCGTAAACGGTAACGGTCCTAAGGTGTGTTCAGTGGGCCATCTTGTGGCTGTGTTCCTTGATGTAATTGATCAATTGATTTCTTTGAGCAAATGTAGATTCTGACACCGCTCCATGTTTGACAAATTGTTGATCAACAAATTGCTTGATACGTTGTATGTCTTCTTTGGATTCTGCTTGTTGCAACAATTCGGTTACTGGACGAATTAATGCTTCTGCTACTGTGCTAAGTTGTTGTTGAATTTGTTGTTGAGCCTCTGGGGATAAATCGTCCAGTCGAATTTGGCTGACATTGCCTACTTTGGCCTGTCCGGTTCTTTTATTATAAGT